ACTTTATACCCCCAGCAGCATTGCATGGCCTTCGGCGTTAACCCGTACCTGCAGGGTTTCAAGGATCTCCCACATAAACGCCTCCAGGTGCGGCTGCAGCCCCTCGCCGTTGATGGTTATTGCGGCATCGCCCCGCGCATACGCATCTGCTCGCTGTCTCAGCAGTGCGGTCTGGGCATCCATCTGTTCAACTTGCGCGCGGGTGATTTCCTGCTGCATTTCTATCGCCTCATCGCGCCGCGTTTCTTCGTTCTGAATGATCTCCATGATCTCGCGGTAACCACTGGATGAAGTACTGCTGAATCCTGTCAGCAGCTCTGCCAGGCCAACCAGCGTCTCACCTGTGCTGTTGACTGTTTCACCGATCGAGGAAATGATTGCCCTGGCGGTTTCTGCGTTTTGGCGCATCTGCTCGATATCGAACTCGAACTTCAGCTCCATGCCGCGAATGCGTTCGTTGCTCGCTATCTCTTCAAGCGCAGTCTGGAAGTCATAGAGTTGCTGGGTTTGCGCCAGCAGCATTTCCTTTGCTTCTTTGCGCAGCTCGACCTCTTTTTTTAGCTCAGCTTCTTGCTTGCGCTGCTCCTCTGTTATTTCAGAACGCGCGCCCTTCTCTTTTTCCAGCTCGTTCAGCCAGCCCTTTTGGTCTGCCAGCAGCAGAGCCTTCCAATACGCCTCTCGCTCATCAGCAGTGAGTTTGTTGTACTGCTCAACACTTAGCGCGCGATAGGCTTCGACCTGGTCCAGAATGCTCTGCTTATATTCTTCTTGCCGTCTGGCCCTGTCCTGCTCATCAAGCGCCGCGATCTGTGATTCCATTCGCGCACGAGCTCGCTCGTCCGATACCTTTTTCTCGGCATTGGCCAGCTCCTCGGCCTTCTTGCTGACGCCATCCATCGCCTCTGAAACGGTATCGTATCCCTCGGCCTGTTCAATGGTTATGCCGTAGGTCTCTTCGAACACGTCCGCCAAGTGAGATACGTCTGCGCCAAGCTGCTTGGCTTTGACGATCGTGTCGCCCCAGCTGTCAGCCATGCTGCCTGCCTGCGACCACAGATCATCGACCCGCTTCATCTCGGCAGCTCGGTCGTTGAACTCGCTAATGCTATTTGAGAAATCGATAACCGCATATGCCGCGGCGCCGAACACTGCGATAAGGCCGGTAACCGGGTTGGCAAGCACTCCTGCCAGACTGGTCAGACTGCTGATCGCCAGCCCTGCCTGCCTGGCACCACCCAGCACGGCAAGGCCACCGCCGACTGTGGCGAGCACGTTGCCCAGGCCGCCAACAGACGGCAGTAGCGTATCAATGACCGTGGCGATGCCGCCCAACGTGCCCGCGAAGTCTGCAAACGCTTTGTCTCCCTCAGTCGCCTTGTTGACCAGCTCAGCAATGGACTGCACAAACGGCCCGAACGACTCCACGGCGCTGGCTGAATACCGCGTCAGCACTTCGATGCCGTTGATGATGAACTGAATCGCCTCCTGCAGGTCTTCAGCCTTGGTCAGATCGAGATCGCCGAACAACCCGCGGATCGCGCCAGACAGATCAGAGAAAGCCGCAATCAGACCCTCAAAGTCGACCGCTGCCAGCGCTTCCTGCAGTGCTTCAGCAACGCCCCTTATGAATTCAGTGATAACTCGATGGCATCATAAATCGGCTTGAACGCACCGCTATCCAGACTGAATTGAACGCCCTTGAACAGATCGCCCAGCGCCCCGACAACATCGTTGTATTCGTCCAGAATCGGCAGGCCAGCCTTGATAAAGGTCGCCTGAATGATGTTTGCAAAGGTCTGGTTGACCTCGGCAAACTGCTTGATCATTCGCTCGGCTTCGCGCTCGGTGACGCCCATCGCCTCGCCCATCGCGGTGATGGATGATGCGTAGTTGCCTGCACTGTCGTTCGCCAGCGTCAGAGCGGCCTGCACCGCTTCGGTTGACCCGAACAGCTTGACCATCTCATCTGCGCTGCCGCCGGTAGCATCGGCCAGCTTTGCAATGACACCCTCCAGTCCGTCAGCCTCCAGCGATACGCCGCCGAGCGCCTCCTTCAAAGAGTCAGTCGGTTTCAGCAGCTCGGTGATCAGTGCGCGCAGCTGGGTGATGGTTTCGCTTGTACCTGTGCCGGACGCGGTGATGGCGGCAATGGCGGCACTTACATCCTCGAACGACACGCCTGCAGCTGATGCGATGCTGGTAACAGCGGACAGGCTCGATGCCAGCTGCGGAACGCTGGTAGCACCTTTCTGCACCGTGGTGAACAGTATATCGGAGTAATAGGATGCCTCGTCCGCGCTTGCGCCGTAGGCGTTCATCACTGCCGACAACACGGTGGTCACTTCTGCAAGATCCGCACGGCCTGCAACAGCCAGTCGCTCCGCTTCTGCCACAAAGCCGATCGCATCAGCGTAATCAGTACCGGTCGAGATCGCCTGATATACGGCGGCATTAATCTGCTCGATGGATTTGCCGCTGTTCTGGCTGAACTCCAGAATGCCATCGGCCAGTCCGCGTACCTGTTCATCGGTTGCGCCGAACAGCGTGCCGATCTCCTGCAGCGCGCCCTCGAACTTGCCTGCTTCGTTGACCGCGATACCCGCCATGGCAAGGCCAATGCCTACCAAAGCCGCCTCGGTGCTCAGGATGGTTTTCGTAAAGTCCGCCATCGGGCCGGTGACGCCACCGACCTTGCCCTGCAGTTCATCAAGGCTGCGCCCGACACTCTGCACAGTGGGGCCGACATTATCGACACCGGCAAAGATGATTTCGATCGTACGCTGCAGATCAACGGCCATGGTTGGATTCCCGAGTTGCGGCTTTGTGGTCGTAGTAGATGATCCAGAGTTCACGCTCTGATGGGGTCAGGTAACCCTCTGGGAAAAGGTCGGGCCGGACCTCGAACAGGAAGCGGCCACGCAGATCACAGAGAGTCAGGGCGTCTCTGACGTCTTGCCTTTGCCAGAGGGCCGCCGCTTTACCACAGCGGCTGCACCCATGCCGGTCAGTCGGCTGATTTCAAGCCAGAGTTTCTTGAAGGCAACCGGGAAATGCTCGGCAATGGTCACCACGTCCTGCAGTTGCAGCTCGGGTGCGACTACGCCAATCCGGACCATCTCCAGCTGCTTCTTCAGCGTGGCTTCAATATCGTCACCGCCGATGATGCCCAGCACCTCAGCGGCCACTTCGGCCTTGTCCTGGTCAGCGCCACCGGCCAGACGCTTCAGCAGTTCCTGTGCCGCGTTGCCCACCGGGATGGCGTTCTCGGCACGGTGCAGGTCGTTGCTGCTCAGCATGCGGATGGTGAATACAGGCTTGGTGCCATCAGGGAAGAAGTCGGCAAGCTCCGGCAGGAGTACATCATCCTGCCGGGGCTCGAACTTCGCCTGACGAAAAGCGTTCAGGTCAAAGCTCATGCGGTTACGCTCCTACCGGCTGTGCCTTCTCGGATGCGGATACGGTGCAGCTCATGGTCATCGCGCCGGATGCCGGATAGCTGCGGTTCACACCCAGAATGCCCTGGTACACGAACTTGACGCCGGTGCGGTAGCGGTTGGGCAGGAACTCGAACCACAGGTTCTGACCTTCCAGCTTCGCCAGGGTGTCGGTGATACCGTCGTTCATGGCGTAGGTGAACGAACCCTGAGACAGGGAGCGGGACACAGAACCAATGGAGCGGCCATAGTAGGCTTCGGACGAAACCGAGAACGCTTCTTCCGGTACCACGTTGTCACGTGTCGGCTCGATATCCTGCAGCAGCGGCGTGGCGTAGCTGGCATAGACACCTTTCGGTTCGTCACCGGTGTGGATGGTCGGCAGTGCGCCAGCGAATACAACCTTGCCTTCGTAGCTGTCGACCTCAAACAGCGGCGCGTCATAACGCTCCTGATGCAGGCCGACCACCTGGAAGATCTGGCCTGTGGTCACCAGCGCGGATGCCTGAGCGTTCAGGCGCACCTGACCGATCTCGATAGAGCCGACCGGAATGTACGGCGGACCACCAGCAGCGCCGCGGGTTTCACTGAAACTGGTGCCTTCGGTACCGGCCACCACGGCGATAGCGCCAGTGTCGTCAATGGTCACAGAATTGATGATGTGGGTGCTGGTGGTTGCGCGGGTCACAGCCACAGCGGTGTTGCCGCCCACGGCAGTCTCGGTGCCGCCCAAGTTGCACAGCACCGCCTCGACCGCCACGGTGTCTGCAGTAGACCCCGGAGTGATAGAGCCGCCGTTGATCACGCCGTCGGGCTTTACGTCCGGCTCAAAGCCTGCGCGGCCAGACCAGGGAGCGGCCAGGCCTTCAAAGGTGGTTGCGTCGCCGGAGTCCAGCAGTGCATCCATCGGGTAGGACTGCTGGCCGGTTTCCATGCGCAGCAGCGCATTATCTGCGTTTGCCATGTTGTTACCTCATGTCGTTGATGTGCGCGGTTGCGCGGTTTTGGAAAATCGTGCGCACGAAGGCGCGGAACAGGCCGGTTGGACTGCTCTGAAATGAGTGTCAGGGGTTAGGTGTTACTGGCTGAACGGGTCGCCGTGCTTGGTGTGGTAGGTGATCTCGACCTGCAGCGACAGGCCCACGATCCGCAAGCCAGCCTCGGGCGTCAGCGGGATCATGCTGCTTTCGGTCATGTTGTCCGCCAGACCTGCAAAGATCGGGTCAGGCTCACCGGTGGCCGGGTCGTTGAACAGCGCCAGCACCAGATCGCCATACATGCCGGATACAGCCGCAGCCGGTGAGGCGTAGCCGCTGGAGTCCTGCCGGATAAACTCCACGGTCAGATCCATGGTGTGGGTCAGGCGGCCATAGTCGTCACGGCTGGTTTCCTGCGTCTGGTCCCACACGCACACAAACTCGAACTCATCTTCGTACTGTTCACGGCGCAGCACCGGCACGCTGGTCAGCGGTGCCAGTCGGGCCATGACGGCCTGCACAATCTGTTCGCGGATAATCACAGCAGCCCCCGGTCAATGAGTGAAACCTGTCGGTCGAGTTCTTTCATCATCGCTTCCATCGCCAGCTGGTTGGCTTTCTCGGCCAGTCCTGGTGTCTGCTGGTAGATGGTCGGTATGCCCGGGCCTTCCTTACGGCGCCACGGGATGCGCCTGCCCTCTTTGTACTTCGGTGAATCGATGTTGACCTCGAACACACCGGAATATCGGGACTTGATCAGCGATGCGATAAACGCGTGCTTGTACTTCTCGCGCTTGCCGTCACGCCATATCTTGAAGCTGACGCCAGACTTTCCGACAGGTTTGGCGCCATACTTCAGCAGACTGATCGGGCCACTCTTCAGAATCAGCTTCGCCTGTGCCGACCCCATGGTGCCCAGACTGGCGAGCCTGAACGAAGTGTGCTCGCGGATATCCGCCTTTTTCAGTGCCGCCTTGGCGTAGATGCCATCAACCACATGCTTGCGGCCCTGCCGGGTGCCGTGGTTAACGGCCCGCATCACGGCCTTTTCAGCGCCGTTGCGGTAGCCATACAGCACGTCGCGGACGCGCTTCAGGTCACCCTCGTCAATCCGGATCGGCTGGCTGTTGCCCACTACCCTGCTCATAGATCCTCACTCACGACCACCCTCACGGTATAGCCGTCATTCGCCACCTTGGACTCCACGCGCCAGACCGTGGTCTCGGTGTGGATCAGGTCTCGTTTTTTGAGGTCGCCGACATCATCAACCAGCATCTCTGCCTCTGTGCGCCTTTCAGCAGTGTCAGTGTCGCCCGCGGATACCAGCTGGATATCACGCATGATGTGTACCAGCACATTCTCAATGAGTTCTGAAACACCGTACTTCTCCAGATCGCAGGGCTCGCCACAGCGCACAAGGTTGCGCCGGGCCGCTCGTTTCATGGTTTTGTCGATGGACATGGTGGTTACCTCCGCATACTGAAACGGCCCCGCTGGAGCCGTTTGGATGTGCAGAGATCAGCCGGTCAGCTTCACGACTGCGCCCGGGCGGGTGCAGAGGAAGATCGGATTCGACTGGGATTCCAGCGCCATACCCTTGTTCATGGCCAGCGGCTCCATCTTGGAGTAGTAAGGCAGGCCGTTGGTGTTGACGGTCTCCAGATAGTTGGCCGGAGCAAAGCGGCCAATGAACAGCTCGGACACACCTTCGGGGATGGCGTAGGCTTCATCGTCACCGATGAACTTGTTGCCACCGACCTGACCACGGTACTGCTCGAAGATCGCGCCGCCGAACTCGAAACCGCCGCGCGGGTCGTTGCGCAGCATTTCGCCGTTGTTCCAGCGCTCCCACGCCGGAGCAACCTTGTCGTGACCGATCAGGTTCTTGAAGTAGTTGCGACCACACAAAACGCGCACGCCGGTGAAGCTCACGCCGCCCAGCTTGTCCTCGATCAGATCCAGCAGCTCAAGCACTTTCTCGCGCACCTTAGTTGTGGCAGTGGCAAGCACAAGGCTGTGGGTTGTCTGGCTGATGCCGAACTGGGTCAGCAGGTTGACCAGTACGGTAGAGCCGTCTGAGTCCAGCAGCTGGCCCTTGGCTGCGCCGATCATCAGGTGCTCAAGAGTGGCATCGATCTGACGGCGGTGCTTGGCCAGATGGCGGTTCACCACGGTCTGCACCGATTCGACTTCAGTCTCGGAACCGAAGGCGCGCACATTCTGGATCTCGTCCGCCATGACTGCGCCGGTCTGCGGCAGGTGCAGCGTGTTGAACGGGATCATGGTGCGCTTGTCGCCCACGACCACCTGACCCGGTGCGCCACGGTCGGCAGCCGCCACCAGCCCCAGAGTAGCGCCGTCTTTCTCGATGCTGATCTGGGTGGTGGTGATGCCTTCGTTCTGGAACATGCCCAGCTGGCCCATACGGCCAGGAACGTGCGGCTGTTCGGCAATTGATGCTGTCAGGCTCTGCAGGCTGAACGCATCGTCGTTGAAAATATCCAAAGATGGCATAGTTGTATCCTCTTGAATTGGGTACAAAAAAACCGCCCTATGGCGGCTTTGTCGTTAAGCGGTTTGGGTTATCGAACGATGATGCCCAGCGCTGCCAGTGCGGCGGTGCCTGCGGCGTCGTTGTCGGTCAGTCGCGCAGCCTTCACCTCAGCGTCACGCACGATGCCGACGCCGGTGGCGTCTGCAGTGGATGCGTCGACCGCTTCATACAAGATGGCGGCAGCGGCTTCAGAGCCGTCCGTTGCAACCGGATCGTAGGCGGTATAGCTGCCACTTGCGGTGATCTTGCCCAGCACCTGGCCGGCAGGGAATGCGCCGCCAGTCAGGGTGATGGGTTCGCGGGAACGGGTGCCGTTGGCTTCTGACAGCAGAAATTCACCGGCACGGGTGGCTTCGGTAATTGCCATGGTGTTTAACCTCTCTGGTTATTGAGTTGTGCGTAAGCCTTTTTTGGATCAGGCTGTTTTGCGGTTGTGCCCGTACCGGGCGTGGTGTGATTGTCGAGATCCTGATCGACCAGGGCTTTCGCCTCGGCCACAGCAACCCCGAGCATCTGAATCGGGTTATCCAGGTGTGCCATCAGTGCGCCAGCATCGATGCCGGATGCCTTGGCCACGTCCTTGATTTCAGCGGCCAGCTTCAGGCGCCGCTCAACGTCAGCCATCGGCAGCTTGGCCTGCGCCATCGGAACGGCCAGTGCTTCAAAACCGGCTTCGGCGCAGCGGGCAATGATCTCGTCGGCAGTGGCTGCAACCGGGTTCTTGAAGGCTTCGAGTTCTGACAGCACCTGTTCATGTGATGCTTGAAGTGTGTCGAGTTCGGCCTTGTAGCTGTTGGCTTGTGCCTGAGCGGCTTCGGCCATCTGCTCGGCAGCGCGGATGTTGCCCTGCAGCTGCAGCTGCTGCTTGAACTGCTTTGGATCAGCGCAGGCGACTGCTCGCAGGCTGTCGTGCTTGTCGGTGGCCATACCCCAACCGATTGCATCGTCAGCGGTCATGTAGGTGTCGCCACGGTCGAGCAGCTGCTTGATCTCGTCAGCGTCTTT